TTCGGTCTTTTAAAGTCGTTAATACGTGTCCGACTAGGCTTTCAGTTCAACTCAGGTGCCATGATCCTGGTGCAGGCGTCTCTGCCCACATCCAACTCGTTACGGGAGGGTTCGTTAAGCCCTAGCTCTCTATAGCCGACTGCCCGTGGGAAGACATTACTGTGCTCTAACATATGACATCCTTGCATCTCTTACATCGATCTCTGCAACGTAGGTGCTGGCAAACTCGGTCCAGTCACTTGATACTACATCTAAGATTTCGGGTAAATACAACGATGAGAGCGTTTCATGTCGCTCCAAACGTTCTTCAATTAGAACTTGCAATGCAGTAGGAATATTGAACTTGCGAGCCATCAAGTCGCGTGTTTCAATAGGAACTTCCTTGAAAGGAATTTTTGCTTCATCAGTTAGAAGAGGCAATAATTCTTTGCGTTCGTAATAATTAAAGAGTTTAGAGTTTGTGGTAACCATTTTCACCACATGAGAAAGTTTTACATCTCGCGTCATTCTTAGTCCGTATTTAGCTAACTCTTGTATGATCGGGCAACCTGGGAATTGCCACCCATAAGAGAGAGCTTTACATCTTAACAACATTCGCAATTTGTAATCTTTGGCACCAGCATATGATCTATTTAGCCACCCAAATTTCGTTAAAACTTTGAGCGGGTCAGTAATTATAGTCCTCGTATTTTCATCGAAAGTCAAACCACAAAACTGTGCTTCATTTAACTTTCCATAAAAATCGAACTTCAATTCTAATCCCATGTCTAAAAACATCTTCATGTTAGGTCGTTTACTCACGACAAACAAACCATCATCCCCTTCAACAATGCCTTTTCCTTTAATGTTTTGTTTCTTCAAAACAAATTTCATAATCATTAAATTTGAAAAACCATTGCCAAGAGATGTGTTCATTTCGCCTGACATTCTCTTCCCGTCAACCCAAGCTTTAAAATATTTATTTCTAATATGATTTGTTCCAGTCAATGTCTGTTCAATTAATGAGTACCATTCGGTACCACCCTCAAGTTCCGATGACATATACTTATACATCACCATCTCGCATGATCTCATTAATTGTGGGGTAAAAAGACTTTCGAAAGAAGAGTAATCGGTCTCCATATAGAGTCCGCC